TATATTTTAGAAAGATATAAAGGCAGTAAACCTGCTAGTGAAGAAAGTCTGTTTGAAAGATTTAAAACAGATACAAAAACAAAATTAAAATCTACACCCCTACAAGGTCTTATGGCCTTCAGTAAATTAAATGATGAGCATCCTGCAAAGCAATATCTTCTCAACCGAAAGTTGCCTACGGAATACTTTGATAGGTTATATTATTGCGACAAGTTCCAAGAGTATGTAAATAGCATACGCCCAGGGACGTTTGAGAGTCTAAATAAGAAGTACGAGCATCCTAGATTGATTATACCTTTCTATGATGTTGATAATGAAGTCTTTGCTTTGCAAGGACGTGCATTTGGTAAAGAACAACCGAAATATCTTACAATAAAACTACAGGAGAACAAACAAAAAATATTTGGCCTAGAACGAATTAATCTACATAGAAGATTACATATTGTTGAAGGTCCTTTAGATAGTTTGTTCCTTGATAATTGTCTAGCGGCTGGTGGTGCTGATCTACAACTACCTGTTGATAAAAAAGATGTTGTCTTTATATTTGACAACGAACCTCGTAATAAAGAAATAATAGATAGAATGTATAAGATGGTAGATAAAAATTATATGATAACAATATGGCCAGAAGGGCAGAAAGAAAAAGATATTAACGAGATGATCGTAAACGGCAATACAAAAGAACAAGTACAAAAAATTATATCAGACAATACCTATTCAGGTTTGTCAGCAATCACAAAATTAAATTCATACAAACGTTGTTAAGGGGGAATAATGGTCACAGGTAACGAGTCAATAAGCGTCAAAAAAAGAAACAATAGAGGAACAGAACCTCTTAACATTGAAAAGATACATGAAATGGTTGAGTATGCTTGTGAAGACATCACAAATGTTTCATCATCACAAGTAGAAATGAAAAGTGGTTTACAATTCTATGATGGTATAACTACAGACGATATTCAACAGATACTAGTTAAGTCAGCTGCTGATCTAATAGATTTAAATTACCCTAATTACACATACGTAGCATCCAGATTACTATTATACAGTTTAAGAAAACAAGTTATTGGTAAGTTATGGGATCACCCACACTTTTATGACCATGTAAAAAAAGTTGTAGATTTAGAATTATACGACAAAGAAATATTTACAAACTATCAAAGAAAAGATTTTGATAGAATGGAGAACTGGTTAAATCACAATAGAGATTATGACTTTACCTATGCAGGTTTAAGACAAGTAATAGATAAGTATCTTGTACAAGATAGAAGTACAAACGTGGTATACGAAACACCACAGTTTATGTACATGATGATTGCAGCTACACTATTTGCAAAATATCCAAAAGAAAGGAGAATGTCATATGTTAAAAAATATTATGACGCTATATCAACTTTTAAAATTAATATCCCAACGCCTGTTATGGCTGGTGTCCGTACCCCTCTTAAGCAGTATGCTTCTTGTGTCCTTGTTGACATTGACGATACTTTACCTAGTATCTTTAGTAGCGACATGGCTGTTGGCCGTTATGTTGCCCAAAGGGCTGGCATCGGAATTAACGCAGGAAGAATCCGAGGTATCAACTCACGTATTAGAGGCGGTGAGGTACAACATACGGGTGTTATACCTTTTCTCAAAAAATTTGAGGCAACTGTTAAGTGCTGTACTCAAAACGGAGTACGAGGCGGATCAGCAACAGTACACTTCCCAATTTGGCACCAAGAAATAGGTGACATTATTGTTCTTAAAAACAATAAAGGTAGTGAAGATAATAGAGTTAGAAAACTAGACTACTCAATACAACTATCTAAACTATTTTATGAAAGGTTTATTAACAGCGAAGATATAACTTTGTTTTCACCACATGAAGTACCAGAGTTATATGACGCATGGGGTACACCTGACTTTGATGATTTATATATCAAAGCAGAAAGAAAAACTAGCGTATCTAAAACAAAGATAAACGCACAAGAATTATTTTTTGATATATTGAAAGAACGTGCTGAAACAGGCCGTATCTATATTATGAATATTGACCATTGTAATACTCACTCATCCTTCAAAGATAGAGTTTACATGTCAAATCTATGTCAGGAAATAACTTTACCAACCACTCCAATACAACATATTGATGGTGAAGGTGAGATTGCTTTATGTATCTTATCTGCCATCAATGTGGGTAAAATAAACAAACGTGATGAACTACAACCATTGTGTGATTTAGCAGTAAGAGCTTTAGATGAAATAATAGATCATCAAAAGTATCCTATTGACGCTGCTGAAAAATCTACAAAGGCACGTAGAAGTTTAGGTATTGGTTACATTGGTCTTGCTCACTACCTTGCAAAGAAAGGTTACAAGTACGAGCAGAAACTTGCATGGCGACAAGTAGATAAACTAACAGAAGCATTTCAATATTATCTATTAAAGGCAAGTAATGAACTTGCAAAAGAAAAAGGTCCTTGTTCAGCATTTAAATCTACAAAATATGCAGATGGTATATTACCCATTGATACATATAAGAAAGATGTTGACGAGTTAGTTAAAAGAGAACTAACTTATGATTGGGAATGGTTAAGAAAAGAAATTAAAGAACATGGTTTAAGACATAGTACATTGTCAGCACAAATGCCTAGTGAATCTTCTAGTGTAGTTTCAAATGCGACAAATGGTATTGAACCACCAAGAGATTATTTGTCTGTTAAAAAGTCTAAAAAAGGCCCATTAAAACAGATAGTACCAGAGTATAATAAATTAAAAAACTTTTATACACTACTTTGGGACATGAAAGGGAACGAAGGATATATAAATATCGTTGCAGTAATGCAAAAGTATTTTGATCAGGCAATAAGTGGTAACTGGTCATACAATCCTGAAAATTATACTGATGGTCAAGTACCAGTATCAGTAATGGCACAAGATTTATTGACAACATATAAATTAGGTTGGAAGACTTCATATTATCAAAACACATATGATAGTAAAAAAGACGAAGACGAACCTAGTCATCCTATCGGTTGGCAAGATAATGTACCTGAAACAAATAAAGAGGACGATCCAGAAAATTGTGATTCGTGTGCTATATAATGAGTGAATTAAAAGATATATTCGGTAAAAGAAAACATCCTAATATCTATAGTGATAAGATTATTCCTACTGAAAATGATATAAGAGATATAGTTACACAAGCATATCCTTTAGTTACATCATTTAGAAAAGCATTTGCTTATGAAATACATGTTTTAGGACCTGATAAGAAACGTAGTAATGAATTATGGAAGATATGTGAAGGACATAAACAAAAAATTGATGATGATAATTATGGTGATAATGCCATACAAATAAAAAGTATGGGTATGTTACATATTAATACGGCACCGTGGATATTGATTGCAACACCAAGAGTTACAGAACCTAATGGGTTTCACAAAGATGTAACAGGCAAGAGTCATTGGGAGTTTGCTGATTATGATTTTATGAATAAAAACAATAGAGAGTCTGGTGCATTAGAAATAGGTATGTTAGCAAAAATGATAATGGGATTTGCGTTACGAGGAGGTTGGGATTCTGGTTATTGTGTTTGTTTCCCAAAGACAAGAGAGAAATGGCGAGATTATCCTTTCTTAAAGTTTTATCCTACTTTGATACAAACTATAGGTAAGGCAACAAAATACGAGTATCAATGTAAAGATAAAGAAGAACTTGAATTGAATACAGCGCCACCTTTAGAAACTATATTTAAATTTTATGATTCGATAAAAGACGACCCATTTAAGGGCACAAGCATAGAGGGAAAAGATTAATGAAAACAGTTTTTAATAAGAACAAAAATTTAGACGCTACAAAACAACCATTGTTTTTTGGTGAAGACCTTGCTGTACAAAGATATGATACATTTAAGTATCCTATATTTGATAGATTGGCTCAACAACAACTAGGTTTCTTTTGGCGACCTGAAGAAGTATCTTTACAAAAAGATAGAAACGACTATGCTCAACTATCAGAATCACAAAAGTTTATCTTTACATCTAATCTAAAATATCAAACTATGTTAGATAGTGTACAAGGTAGAGGTCCATGTTTAGCATTTCTACCATTTGTAACTAATCCTGAATTAGAAGGTGCCATAGTTGCATGGGACTTTATGGAAACAATTCATAGTAGAAGTTACACATACATAATTAAAAACTTATATTCAGACCCTAGTGATATATTTGATACTATTATTGAAGATAAGAAGATACAAGAAAGATCAAAAGCAGTTACAGAAGCATACGACAAACTAATTGCATTAGGTTACAAATGGCATAATGATCCTAAATCAGTTGACATTTACGAACTAAAGAAAGCATTATGGCTTGCGTTAGTAACTGTAAACGTATTAGAGGGTTTAAGATTCTATGTATCATTTGCTTGTTCGTTTGCATTTGGCGAATTAAAACTTATGGAAGGTAGTGCTAAGATATTATCTCTTATTGCTAGAGATGAAAGTCAACACCTTGCAATGAGTCAACAGATTATCAAAGCATATCTTACAAAAGAGAATGATAAGGTAATGAATAAAGTTATTAAAGATACACAAAAAGAATGCTATAAAATATATGATGACGCAGTAAAACAAGAAAAAGATTGGGCAACTTATCTATTTCAAAAAGGTTCTATGATAGGACTATCAGAAAAACTGTTACATCAATACGTTGAATATATAGCAAATAGAAGAATGAGAATGATAGGCTTAGAACAAAAGTATGAACACTCATCATCACAGAATCCATTACCATGGACTATACATTGGTTCAACAGTAGATCACTTCAAAATGCACCACAAGAAACAGAAATTGAATCTTATGTTATTGGTGGTGTAAAACAAGATGTTACTAAAGATCAATTTAAAAAATTCAAACTATAATGAATCAACAACCTATCCTAAATTTATTAAATAGAAGACAGCATGTTTTTTTGTATGATGAAGAAAACATACCTGAAAAAAAATTGATTGAAGATTTACTATGGAAAGCATGGAAAGTTACACCATCTAAAAATAGTTTTATGCCATATCATTGTAATGTGTTAGGACCCGACAAGGTAAATGAAAAACACTCTATATGGCAGAAAAGTATGAATAATAAAAAACGAATAAATGAAAAAGAAATTGAAGGTCACAAAGAAGATGGATACAATCCTTATTTTAAACATTTAAGCTCAGCACCTTATGTGTTAGTTTTTACACAAAGGGTGTGTAAACCAAATGCTTACTATCAAAAGTGTATAGATGAAGGTGACTA